ACTGATAATGCTCAACATTTATGGGGAGATATTCTCATCATCAATTATGAAATACTCTCAAACAAATACGAAGAATATAAGGATACATTAGGAAGGAAAAGATTTAAAGAAATTAAAAAGACTGGTTGGGTTGATTTTTTATTAGCACTAAATCCTAAAATAATGATTGTTGATGAAGCACATTATATTAAAACACCAAATTCTTTCCGAACAAAGGCAGTTAGAAAATTAGCAAAATACATACCCAACCGAATTGCATTGACAGGAACACCAATAATCAATAGACCGGTTGAAGGATTTTTCATTGCCCAGGTTGTGAACAACAAAATCTTTCCTGATTTTTGGAAGTACGTTCATAAATATTGTGATGCTAAACATAATGGTTTTGGGTGGGATTATACAGGTTCCTCACATGTTGAGGAACTATATAAGGAATTGCAATCAGTAATGATTAGAAGAAAGAAAAAAGAAGTCCTCCCTGAGTTGCCTGACAAATTATATTCTTATATTCCTATTGAAATAGACAATAAGGAAGAATACAAAAATGCTGAAATTGATTTTCTTGAATACATTGAACAAACAAAAGGTGCTGAGGCTAGGCAATCAGCAACAAATGCCCAACATCTTGTTAGAATAGAAGGATTAAAACAATTAGCAGTAGATGGGAAATTATCAAATGCAATCAATTGGATTGAAGATTTTTTAGAAAATAATGAAAAATTAGTTTTGTTTACCGTCCATAGAAATGTAGTAACTCAATTAATGAACAAGTTTAAAAAGGTAGCCGTCAAAATTGATGGGTCATGTTCAAGTCAAGAAAAATTAGAATCAGAAAATCAATTTCAAAACAATGACAGGATAAAATTGTTGATAGGAAACATTGCCGCGGCTGGCACAGGTTTAACATTGACAGCATCATCAAATGTTGCCTTCCTTGAATTACCTTGGACACCCGGTGACCTTTCACAGGCAGAAGATAGATGTCATAGAATAGGACAGAAAGATACCGTAAACATTTATTATCTTTTGGCTAATGATACAATTGAAGGACAAATCGTAAAATTGTTAGACAAGAAAAAAACAGTAATTGAGGCGGTCCTTGATGGGAAAAAGGTTGAGGATGTGTCATTAATAGCAGAACTAATCAAACAATATGAAAGTGAGGATGTAACATGCAAAAATTAGAAGAGGAAATGAACATCATCTACAAAATTATCTGGTCTTATGTCAAAACAAATCCTGGATTGGAATTTGAGGATTTAGTATCCGAGGCATGTATTGCATATTTAGAGAACATTGAGAAATATGATGAAACAAAAGGGAAAAGAAGTACTTTCATTTATCACATTGTCCAAAACAAAATAAATAGTTTATTGAGAGATAGACAAAATGAACAAGTATACTTATGTGAAATGGCTGACACAATATATAGTGATGAAAAAGGACCTGAATTATCATTAATACAAAAGGAACAATGGGAAGAATTATTTGGGGACCTTTCACAAAATGCCCAATTGATATGCAACATGGTTTTAAATGATATTGATGTTTATTTACCTATTGATACACCTAAGAAATGTCGAGGTATCATCATAGAAGAGTTAAGGAAAAATAATCATAGTTGGAAAACTATTTGGGATACATTAAGGGAACTCAAAATTATATTTACATGATACATAAGTGAAATGAGTTTAAATAGTATAATATAATGATAGGAGGTTTTTATGCAAAAAATTGATTTGAAGGATATAGTAAAAGATGAAGAGGAGAAAAAAGATGGGAATTGAAAAACTATTACAAGATTACAACATTCCTTATATCAATGAAGGTCATAAGCATTCCACTGATGGCTGGGTAAATATTCATTGTCCTTTTTGCACAGGTTCCCAAGATTATCATATGGGCATACATGAAGAAATGACAGGTTGCCATTGTTGGAGGTGTGGTGGGCATTCAATGACAAACACATTGAGCAAAATATTGGATATATCAAATGGTGAGGCATGGCATATCATTGAACAATACAGAACAAATGGGATTGTACGAAAAAAAGTAGCAGAACCAAAAGTGTCAATCAACCCATTAAAATTCCCAACACCAAATATTCAATTGAACAAGTACGGGACTGCATATTTAGAAAGAAGAGGTTTTAATCCTGAATACATTGAACAACAATGGGAAGTCATGCAAACAGGGCCCACATCGTTTCTTGATGGGATATCTTATGATAACCGCATATTAATCCCTATCAAATGGGAAGGCAAGGTAGTCAGTTTCCAGACACGAGACATAACAAATAAAAGTCCTAAAAAATATTTAGTATGTCCAATGAACAGGGAGACAATACATCATAAGAATATCGTATATGGAGATTATGAAACATTAGCAACATCAAAAACAATCATAATAGTTGAAGGTGTTTTTGATGTTTGGAAATTAGGAACCTATTCTTGTGCAACATTCGGCACATCATTCAAAATGGAGCAAGTATTAGCATTGGCAAAATTTGATGCTAATTTTTTTATAGTATTTGATAATGAAGGACCTGCACAAGAACAAGCAAGACAATTGATGGTTAAACTCAAAATGTTAAGGAAAAATGTACAACTTGAACATGTCAAAGATGACCCAGGAAGTATGAGTATTGGTAATGCTAACTATTTTGTTCAACAACTAATTAAAAGGAGGAGTTAAGATGGAAAGAATGAATTTATCAAAAGAATTAATGGATGCTATTTATGAGGACACTAAAATCAATTACATGTTAGTAAATGAAGATGTATTGAAAGATAAAAATATATCATTTACAGCAAAAGGAATATTATGTTTTTTATTATCATACAAATTTAAAAAAGGAGATGATTACCAAGAAATACTTAAAACATATACAAAGGAAAATAAAAAATCGATAATCTCAGGCATTAAAGAATTGAAAAATAATGGGTATTTAAAATGGGAGGTAAAAAATGGAAAGGACCAAAGGAACTAGAAAAAAGGATGATGGTCAACAAATGAACAAACAAACACAGGAACTCGCTTTACAAGTTTTTCATTCAAAAAGTTTTTACTCAGTTAATAAAAAACTAGTACAAAAATTTGGATGGGAAATGGCTGGTTTTATCAGTAATTTGATTGACAAGTATAATTATTTTTATACACGCGGCATGTTGGAGGACGGTGCATTTTTCCAAACCCATGCAAACCAAAGCGAACAAACTAGTGTTACTGAATGGACGATTAGAAAACATAAAAACAAATTGAAAGAAATGGGTATATTGGATACATACATGAAAGGACTTCCATCAAAAGAATTTTATAAACTAGATATACAAAAACTAGTTGATTTTGTATTTAAAAGCGAAAAACTCACAGCCAATACCTTAGGAATCCTAAGGTCTAATGCTACGGATTCCGTCCTGCTATATAAAGAGAACATATATAAAGAGAACAAAGAAGAAAAAAACATCTGCATCGAAAATCAAAAAATTCAAAAAAATGAAACAATCAACCAATTAGAATTTGAAACACTAAAAAGAATTACTCCATCTCAGTTTGAAACATTTTGGAAGATTTATCCAAGAAAGACAGACAAAGGCAAATCAAAATCTAAATGGGAATCAATATGCAATAAACCTGACAAGGAACGACCCACTTGGGATGATATTAAATTTGCAATCAAAAATCAAAGAAAGTCAGATAGATGGAAAAACCCAAAATTTATACCTTATCCCACAACTTGGTTAAATCAGCAAAGATGGTTAGATGATGCTGAACAAATGAAAGGATGGGAAGACAATGATGTTGAACATGAACCAGTTAATAAAGTAATCCCAGCCGAAGTTATAAACAATGCATTTCCCAATGAAACATTATCAATGAGTTTTTATAAATATTGCTTTGAACCAATGCGTGATATATTTGACAAAGATGGGAAAGATATAGATGTAGGTGCAATTGCAACAAAACTTGTGAACATGTACACTCAAATCAAATACAAACAAAAGGAGGCATTATCACCCACCTTAGTAAATTTATTACCTGGGCCTATTTCATTACTGACAAATTACGGTAAATGGTTAAATGAGAATGATTGGATAAAAGATGTATCATTGAATGTCCTAGACATGTCAAGTTCTTTATTTTGGAAATACCGTAGATATGAAGCATCACTTGATAATTTGAACAGGGACCCAATAACAGGGGTAGTGTGTGGTAGGGAAGTGTAAGGCAAGGTTGTGGAGGGCTCAGCAATACATCAAGCAACGGTTTATTATATAAAAGTAATACAAACATCACACAAGGGGGTATTTTCAACAAATGAGAGATGAAAACGAGTTCATAGAAAGACGGATTATTACAGGATTAATTATCAGCACCGAATACTTAAAAAGGGTACAATCATTTTGGAACATATCATTTTTAGAATCAGCAGAAATTAGGACAGTAGCAAATTGGTGTATGTCATTTTTTAAAAATTATGGTGTTGCACCAGATACAAATATTCAAGCAATTTTCATGGAGGAAATGAAAAAGAACAAAATCAAAAAGGCAGATGCCCAATACATTGAACAATTACTAGAAAGCCTTAGTGAGGAATATAGCAGGGATAAACAATTCAACTCATCATATTTGTATGACCAAACAGTTAAATATTTTAAATCGCAGGAAATGATTGAACATAATAGGAATGTCCAAGCTTTGACAGAATCAGGTGAAATTGAAAAAGCTGAACAAATGGTAAGGGATTATAAACCTACTATCCTTGATGATGTTGATATAGGAATTGATTTATCTCATAAGTCAATTGTAGATAAGATTGAAAGAGCCTTCAATGAAACCTCACAACCGGTCATAACATACCCTGGAGCACTCGGTAATATGTGGAATGAACATTTAACACGCGGTAGTTTTGTAACCTTATTAGCCCCTGAGAAGAGGGGCAAGTCATTCATGTTATTGGAAATGGCAATGAAGGCAATTAGAAGCAAAGCAAATGTTGCATTTTTTGAGGCTGGTGATATGACAGAAAGTCAAATATTAAAAAGGATATGCATTTATGTGGCAAGGCGCTCAGACAAAGAAAAATATTGTGGTGATAGATATAGGTCGGTTGGAGATTGTGTTTTTAATCAAATTGATAATTGTAATAGGAAAGATAGGAATTGCGACCATGGTATTTTTGAAAACACATCATTGGAATCATATTACCGAGATAGAGCTCAATACATGAACATGGAAACATTACAAGAAAGATATGTAAAATGTCCTGATTATGAACCGTGCAAGAGTTACACCTGTAAAAAAAGGCAAGGAGCAGTTTGGATAAAAAAGGTTGATAAAATTCAGCCATTGGATTCTAGAAGAGCTAAGATAGAAATAAGGAAATTTTTCAAAAAATATAAAAGGAGGTTTAAGCTCACATGTTACCCAGCTGGGTTTTTGACGGTTACTGAAATAAGGAAGTGTTTGGACAATTGGGAAAAGAATGATAATTTTGTTCCTGATGTTATTGTCATTGACTATGCTGATTTGCTTTCTGCTGATGATGGGAAATCTACCGATTTTAGACACAAACAAGACCAAGTGTGGAAATCATTAAGGGCACTATCACAGGAGAAACATGTATTATTGCTTTCCGCAACCCAGGCAGATTCACTTAGTTATAAAACAAAAAGATTAACCTTATCAAATTTCAGTGAGGATAAAAGGAAATTAGCACATGTTACTGCACAATATGGACTTAATCAAGACCCCCAGGGACAAGAAAAGAAATTAGGTATATTACGTGTCAATGAAATTGTTGTTAGAGAAGGCGAGTTTTCAAATGATAATGAAGTGTATGTATTACAAGACCTAGGAATAGGAAGACCCTTTTTAGAAAGTTTTTCATCAACAACTAAAGGAAACGGGTCTTCCTAGTATAATATAAATAGAACGTAAAATAAAGGAGGGAAATGAGATGGAAAGAAAGTTAAGGATTATTTTAATAGTGTCACTTATTGTTTTATGTATTATCGTATGGACAACAGGAATACTAGGAGCAATTGAAAACGACAAAAAAGCAAATAATATTCAGAATGAATTGATTGAACAATTCCAAAATATTGTAGATATTCAATTAACCTTAAACGATAAACTTGAAATTGTGAAC